TATGACTACTACTATGGATGGAGACTTTGATACTGGTAATGTTAGATATAAAGCGAGAGAAAGATATTCTTTCGGTGTATCTGACCCACTAGGTATCTTCGGTTCACCAGGTAGTTCGTAAGAACTTTAAGGGGAGCATACGCTCCCCTTTTTTTTATGGTATATTATTAAATCTAGGGTTTTTTAATTGTTCTACAGACTGACCTAGCAGACAAGCCAAGACAGTAGAACTTATTTCCTTGGGAGGAAATTATGGCAAAATCAACATTTTCAGGTCCAGTTAAGTCATTAGCAGGATTTATTTCAGCAGGTAACGCTAACGTAGTTAGTTTAACTGCAGACACAACACTTACAGTAGATGCACACGCAGGTAAAGTTCTTACTTGTAATGATGCAGATGGTAAGTTTACTTTACCTTCTATCGTTGCTACAGCTCCAGGTAATGATGAGGACCCAAATCAAACAAACAATTTAGGAGCTACTTTTACTTTTGTAGTAGAAACAGCAGCTACAGATATGGATATTCTTACAGATGGTACAGATAAATTTGTAGGTGGTTTATATACTGGTGTAGATGATGCAACAGGTAAAACTTTTATTTCAGGTGCTTCTAATGATGTTATTACATTAAATGGTTCAACCAAAGGTGGAATAGCAGGAAGCATTATTAAAGTAACTGCAATAGGTAGTGCTAAGTATGCAGTAGAAGGAATCACATTAGGTTCAGGCACTTTAGTAACTCCATTTGCTGACGCATAATTTTAGGAGATAACTATGGCTGATGCAGTAACAACACAAACCATAATTGATGGTGAAAGAAATTGTGTTATGAAGTTTACAAATGTCAGCGATGGCACAGGAGAATCCGCAGTAGCCAAAGTAGATGTATCTGCTTTGGCTTCTAATTCAGCAGGTAAAGCTTGTTCAGAAGTTAGAGTTATGCGAGTTAGTCACGCTATCGTAGGTATGTCTGTTCAAATGTTCTTAGATGCTACAAGTAATGTTTTACTAATGGAACTTGCTGAAAGTAGTAATGGACATATGGACTTTAAAGACTTTGGTGGTTTACCAAATAACGCAGGTAGTGGTAAAACAGGAGACATCTTATTTACTACTAAAGGTCACTCTTCAGGAGATACTTATTCCATTACTTTAGAAATGGTTAAAGTATACTCTGATTAATAGGAATTAATTATGGCAAAGAAATATGTAATATCAGAAACTGGTGAATTTCCAGCACAATATAAAGTTTTACATCTTGATGCAGATGGTATCTACAGACCTGTATTTGGTCCAGACCCAGACTTAGAAGATGCAGAACGTAAGTGTGCAGAAATGAATGGTGAAAGAGCAAGAAATGCTAAAGGTCAACTTGTAGGAGATGACCCATCTACACCTGACATTAATGAAGCTTATGTTGGCGGTAAAAAACCAGTTAAAAAGAAAGCTCCAGCTAAGAAAAAAGCTGCAGCAAAAAAATCAAAAAAATAGGTGAATTATGAAAAAATCTAAATATGGAATGTCAGGCGGTAAAAAAACTAAGTATGGTATGTCTGGCGGTAAAATGACTGAAGTTGGTAAAGAAGCTAAAACAGAAACATATAAAAATTATGTTAAAAGAATGTTTGGTGGTGGTAGTACTTCAGTACCAGCTATGAAAAAGAAAAGAACTAAAGGCATGGCTAAAGGCGGTAAGTCTTAAGCAAATAAATGTCTATGCGTAAAAGGGCTAAAATGCCCGCTAGAAATAAAAAAAACTTTAGACCTACAAAGTCTGGAGCTGGTATGACTAAGGCTGGGGTTAAAGCTTATAGAAGATTAAACCCTGGCTCTAAGTTAAAAACAGCAGTAACAGGTAAAGTAAAAAAGGGTAGTAAGGCTGCAAAACGCAGAAAGTCTTATTGTGCAAGGTCTTTAGGACAACTTAAAAGAAGTTCAGCAAAAACTAGAAACGACCCTAACTCAAGAATAAGGCAGGCTCGTAGAAGGTGGAAGTGTTAATTAGGAATTAATAATGGCAACAAGTGGTACTACAGCATTTACATTAGATTTAGCCGATATCATGGAAGAAGCCTATGATTTATGCGGTAGTGAACTTCGTTCAGGTTATGACTATAAAGGAGCTAAAAGAGCTCTTAATTTAATATTTTTAGAATGGCAGAACAAAGGTTTAAATCTTTGGAAAATAGAACAAGCATCACAAGCTTTAACTGCTGGCACTAATACATACGCATTAGAGTCAAGTGCATTAGAAGTAGTAGATGCTTTTATAAGAACTGATGCAGGTGATACAAGTAATCAGTTTGACCAAAGATTAAATAGAATTTCTAGAACGCAATATAATCATCAAGCAGTAAAACTATTACAATCAAAACCTACACAGTTTTATATAGATAAAGGTACTAGCTCTAATAATATTGTTTTATGGGCAACACCTGATTCTGCTGAAACTTATACTTTAGTATATGATTATATTAAAAGAATTGAAGATGCAGGTAATGTTGCAAGTAATAATGCAGATGTTCCTAGTAGATATCTACCATGTTTAACATATGCACTAGCTTATAATCTAGCTTGTAAAATACCAGAAGCACAAAATAGAGTACCTATGATTAAACAAAGGTATGATGAACTATGGAATGATGTAAGTGATGCTGATAGAGAACGAGCACCAGTTAAATTTGTTCCTGATACAAATGCTTATAGATGAGTTACGCAGCAGGCAAAAAAGCTTTAGGAGACTGTGATAGATGTGGTTTTACTTATAAGCTAAACGATTTACAATACGAAATAGAAGATGGTATTCGTAATGGATTAAGGGTATGTTCTAGTTGTTTTGATGTTGACCACCCACAATATAGATTAGGTGAGTTAGATACAGCAGATAATCAATCATTATTTAATCCTAGACCAGATAGAGGTAGAACATCATCAACTCAATATTTTGGATTTAACCCTGTATCAGGTACAGGAATATTATCTAGAGTAGAAGTAGGAACAGTTAAAGTGAGTACAGAATAATGGCTTGGACATATACAACATTAAAAACAGCAATACAGGATTATTCTAATAATACTGAATCTACTTTTGTAGATAATCTTGATGAATTTATTGTTAATACAGAAGATAGAATACAAAAATTAGTATCACTACCTTTTTTTAGAAAAAATGTTACAGGTACTTTAACTAATGGAAATGAGTATTTATCATGCCCAACTGATTTTTTAGCATCACATTCATTAGCAGTAGATAATAGTGGTTATGAATATTTGTTATACAAAGATGTAGCTTTTATTAAAGAAGCTTATCCTGATAGAACTTCAACAGGTATTCCTAAGTATTATGCAAGATTTGATGAAGATAGTTTTATTGTAGCTCCTACACCTAATGGTAATTTAACAGTAGAGTTACATTATGAATATAAACCAACTTCTATAACAACGTCAGGAGATGGCACAAGTTGGTTAGGTACAAATGCACCAGATTGTATGCTGTATGGTTCTCTAGTAGAAGCATATACATTTATGAAAGGTGAGCCAGATGTATTAACAAACTATCAAAATAGATTTAGTGAAGCTGTATCAAGACTTAAAAATCTTGGTGAGGGTAAAAATACTAAAGATAATTATAGAACTGGTCCAGTAAGACAACAGGTAACATAATGTTTAGTGTAGATGTGAAACCAACAGTTGGAACAGTTAGTGTTGAAACAACAAATAACAAAGGTTTAAGTCCTGAATATTGGACTGAAAGGATAGTAAATAAAATTGTAAGTATTAGTGATAACGCTGACCCTATGGTAAAAGCCCAAGCAGAAGCATTTAAAGACACTATACAACAAGTTATTTTATTATATTTAAAACAAGCTATTGCTAGTGATAGAGCTACTGTAGCAGGATTATTAGAAAAACAAGGTCATAAAGAAATGGCTAATATTATTAGGAGACTATAATGGCAATATCACAAGCAATGTGTACTTCATTTAAAAAAGAATTACTTGAAGGCAAACACAATTTTTTAGCTTCAGGAGGCAATAGCTTCAAGTTAGCTTTATATACTAGTTCTGCATCTTTAGGTGCTTCTACAACTGCGTATTCAAGTTCAAATGAAGTAAGTGGTACAAACTACACAGCGACTGGTTCTGCATTAACTAATGTAAATCCTACAACTTCAGGAACAACTGCGTTTACTGACTTTGCTGATTTAACATTTAGTAATGCTACTGTTACAGCAAATGGTTGTCTTATCTACAATGATACCAATAGTGATAGAGCAGTTTGTGTTTTAGCATTTGGTGGAGATAAGACTTCTACAGCAGGTGATTTTACAATTCAATTTCCAGCAGCAGATGCGTCAAACGCTATTATAAGAATAGCTTAATAGCCTATGGCTAATGTAACAGGCTGGGGCAGAGGTACTTGGGGACAAGGCGAGTGGTCTAATCCCCTACCTGTAGAAGTTACTGGAGTTGCAGGAACTACTGCACTCGGTAGTGAAACAGTTTCTGCCTCTGCAGATGTTTCTGTTACAGGTAATGCAGGAACTTCAGCATTAGGAAGTGAAACTGTTACAGGTATAGCTAATGTATCTGTTACAGGTAATGTTGGTACATTAGCATTAGGCAGCGAAACAGTTACAGCAGATGCAAATACTTCTGTAACTGGATTAGAAGGTACATCAGCATTAGGTAATGCTATTACTATGGGTGCTGCAGTTACTGGAGTATCAGCAGTAGCCTCAACATCAGAACTAGGAGATGAATCTGTATCTTGTGCTGCAAATGTATCTGTTACAGGAATTGAATTAACTTCTTCTTTAGGCACAGAGTCATTAATTACTAATAATAACCTGGATGTAACAGGTTTTGCTGGTACAACTGCTTTAGGAAGTGTGACATCTACAGCAGATGCAAATATTTTATTAGAAGGAATTGAATTAGTTATAGGTGAAATACTAACAGTAAATGTTTATGGTCAATTAGCACAAAATTTAACAGCAACTTATACACCAATAACACCAAGTCAAACACCAAACTATACGCAAATAACAGTAAGTCAAACACCAAACTATACTGAGATTGCAACATAAATGATATATAATTTTAACGAGGACTAAATATGGCAAGTACATATGTAAATAACTTAAGACTAAACGAAATGGCTACTGGTGATGCTAGTGGAACATGGGGTACTACTACAAATACAAATTTAGAATTAATTGGAGAAGCTTTAGGTTATGGTACAGAAGCCATAACAACAAACGCAGATACACATACATCAACAGTAGCAGATGGTGCTTCTGATGCAGCAAGAGCTATGTATGTTAAATATACAGGCACATTAGATTCTGCATGTACTATTACTATTGCACCTAACACTATGAAAAGGGTGCAGATTATTGAAAATGCCACTTCAGGTTCTCAAAACATAATTATCTCCCAAGGTTCAGGAGCTAATGTAACTATTCCAACAGGAAGGGTAGCTGTCGTATATTTAGATGGAGCAGGCTCAGGAGCAGCAGTAGTAAATGCTTTTACTGATTTAGACCTAGCAGGAACTCTAAGTATTGCAGGTGCAGTAGCAGCAGCTACAGATATGACTGTAGGAGATGATTTAACTTTATCTTCAGACGCAGCAGTTTTAGGATTTGGAGCAGATACAGATGTAACGCTGACCCATGTTGCAGATACAGCTTTACTATTAAACAGTTCAAGACAA